CTAATGATGTTCTAAATACTTTTATCCTTTTTACATCTCCTGCAAATGTTTCTAAATTGGAAAGTTTAATATTTGCAAAAGATTGATTTGTTCCGGAGTCTACTTTTAAACCACTTTCTATTCTATAAATTGGTGATAATATTTCAGTAATAGAAGCTACTGGTCTTTTATAAAAACGAATTTTAGTTGTATTCGCTAAAGATGGATTTACATTAATTTGTTTTTGCCACTTTACATTATATTTCCCTTCCCAATTTAATGGAACGGGTTCACGTACCCCATTATTATCATATTCGGAAAGTTCTCCTAATATTGTAAGAGTACACGGCCCGTATGCAGTTTCTGGATACACATATACCGATACCACCTTAGATACCCCTTCATAATATTCCGTAATTATTGATGTATTTGTAGAACCACTTATATTGGTATTAACCATACCTTCACCCGGCTCATAATATATAATATTTCCAGCAGCATCTTTAATTTCTATTTTTATTAAAGTATCTGCTACCAATTCAGGCGAACCAGCTATAAGAAATGCGTTTTTACCACCAGTAAATGTATCCGGTAACTCGGTAAGTTTAAAATACTTACTGTTTGCATCTTCATCATTTATTAATACATTTATAGTTTCTAACTTTTCATCAAATAATGTTTTTTGTATTATACTCATCTGTTAGATTTTCTTTATTTCAATTTTAATTTTAGGAATATATCCATCTGGTAAATCACTTACCACTCCTTTAAATTCCTGCACTTTATCTTCAAAATATACAATTTGTAGTATTTTATCCGTTAAATTCATTACAGTTTGCGAAGATGTCCACATTGTATCGGTTTGTCTTCTCATATTTAATTGTGAATTTTTTGGGAAATAATCCTTTCTCATAACACGTGATACATCTCTCCAATTCGTTATTTTATCAACGGACTTTTCTGCTGATAATTTCCTCATTTTAGATGATAAATATTTTACACCACTAGTGTAACCCGCATCAGTAAAAACATGCCCATGATTAGTTCTAACTACTGGCGATTTTGTGTTTTCTATTTTTATTTCAGGCGCATGTTTAGATGTAGTTTCTATGCTAACCATTTGAGTTGGCGATGATACTAATGTATGACCTTTTAGTGCCAATTTACTTTTACCTTTATATGTTACAACTGCCTTAATAGCGGATGCAATATCTATCTGTTTGAGTATATTTCGCATTTTATCACCATCCGGTCCAGCCTTTCCTTTCTTTTTTACAAGCTTAGCCTCTGCTTCATCGTGTCCAACTAATAGTGCCGAATTTACAACACCGATTCCACGTTCATTCATCCCCTCACTCCAATCGGTAACCATATCATGTAAATATGCAACTTCTACGCCATCAATAATAGTGTGAATAATTTCTAAAGATGGATTATACGCTCTATCTCTATTTTTTGCTAAAATAAATTTATTGTTTATTTCTTTAGATACTATTATACACATTTTGATAAAATATTATGTTAGTAATAAATATCTACAAATAAAAAAAGAATATTATGAATAGCATGGGTTTAAGATGGGTAGTTTGGTTAAAAATTTAATTAATATATTATGAAATCTTAATCTTTATATGAATAGAATGATACTATATTATATTTAGTATCACTTTTTACCAATTCTACCTCGTGATATAGGTTAATATCACTATCCAATACAACAAAATTTGGAAAAGTTGGTTTTAATTTAATTTGTGTATTATCTTTCGTATATAGTATTAAATTACCACCGTTTTCATCATTCCATTCGGAATTTAAAAAAAACAAAAATACACATATCCTACTAATAGGTTTACCGTCATCGTGTAATTTTATTTGACAACCTTCATCATAAAATTGTAAATTAGTATTTCCTTCAAATATTTTATCTCCATATTGTGTATAATAATGTTTAATAAATTTCGTCTGAAACTCTTTTAAAAAATCACTTCGTATAATTGTATCTATATCAGGATCTTTAGCTGTCCCAAACACCCAAGTTGGGTTAAATTTACATTCATTTATTTTTTTAAGTTGATATTGGTGTGCTATTTTATACACATAATCTGCGGTTTCCAAATCATCATCTCTAATAAGTAAATCATTATATACTATTTTTTCCGCGTATGATAAGTTATTATATGTATACCAATAATCATATTGAGAATGTCTTTTTATATTCTTGCTATCAATGAATGATTTTAATTCTACTAATTTATTAAAATCAATTAAATCTAAATAATTTTCTAAACTGTCATACAGATACCCATTATTTTTAAATTCTTCTAAAGATACCATATCTGTATTTATTAATAATCAATCTTACTAAACCCATCTATTTTCTTTATCTCTATCAGCCCATCTACAATATCTCGCATTTGTTCTAAATGTGATATCATCCAAATAAAATCAAATTGAGTTTTTAAATATTGCATCATCATAAAAAGGGATGAAAGATTGTCAGAATCCAAAGTACCAAATCCTTCATCAATTACTAAAAAGTTTGGACGGGGTAAGTTACATATGTTAATTAGAGCTACTCTAATAGCCAAACCACTTACGAATTTTTCCATACCACTACACATCTCTAACGGCCATTCTTGATCCTCATATACTATTTTTGCATTTATAGATTTGCCATCCACATCCATCATTACACTAAAATCCACAACCTGCGCTAATATGTTATTTATTTCATTTTCAATTACAGGTAGGGCTTTAGAAATTAACTCATACGGAATACCATCTCTCTTTACTGCATCTAAATAATAAGTATATAATCTGTTCTTTTCTTCCAACTCTTTAACTTCTTCCATTTTAGATTTAACAGTATCTATGAATGAATTTATAGTTGCGATTGAACCGTTTAATATTGATATTTTATTTGTTATATTTTTAATTTCTATTTCAATTTTGTTTTTTGATTTTTCTAATTTAGAAATTTCATTTTCAATAGAAATATTTTTTATAATTGTACTTTCATTTGCATGATACGTTTCAATATTAGTTTGTATTGATTGTAATTTATGATTTAGTAATTCTCTTTTGGTACTAATTCCATTTATTTCTGTTTGTGTTTTTTCTTTAATTACAATACATTGTTGGTATTTTGAATTTAATTCAGTAAGCTCATTCCACTGCTCTTCTACATCGGATATATAGGATGCTTGTTGAATTAACGATTGGTACTTATTACCCAATTGTGTTAGAATATCCACTTGCTCATCTACTTTTGTTTTTGTTTCCAACGCATCTTTTACAAATACATTAGTTATACAAAATTTACAATTAGGGTCGTACTCATGCGTTTCAAGATGTGATAATTTTTCACGATTTGATTTTATAGATTGTTCTACTAATTCAATTTGATGCTCGGTTTCGTTTATTTCATTTTTATATTCATCCCATTCTTTTTTAGCATCCTCAATTGGTTTTCCATTTATAAATTTAGATTGTTCAACTGATTGTGATAATTCGGATAGTAATACAGTATATCTTAACATTTTAGATTCACTTTCAATTCTATGCTTTTCCAAAGATACAGTATCATTTTGAATTTGAGTATTCTGTCTTTCTAAATCATCTATATCCAGTTTTACATCAATATTAGATAACTCTTTATTTAAAGAAACTATACCATCTATCAAAGTATCTTTCTCAATTACATAGTTTTCTAATTCGGTTTCTAATTCAGTAAGCTCATTCTGTTTATTTTTTAAATCATTTCCTTTTTCTGCGAGTTCTGTTGTAAAATCTGTTCTCTTAAAATTCTTAATTAGAACTGATACCTCTTTTATATCTTCACTTGCCGTTTCATATAATTTATCAAATATATTTAATCCCATAAATTGTGCCAATAAATCCTTCCTCTCTGATTGAGATTTATCGATGAATAGGGCATTATTTCCTTGCAGTGAAAGAGCAGTTAATACGAAATCTTCATATCTACCAACATACTGTTCAATAATTTGGTTAGTATCTCTACGTTCTGTTCCGTTTAATGAAATCATTCTATCATCATCCATTCTCCAAAACTTAACATCTACTTTTACATTTTTACCTTTATTTACAGTACTAGCGGTTCTTTCTATATAGTAATCTATTCCATCAACTTGAAAATGTAATTTACATTCAAAGTTATTTTTACGGTTGTTTAATATATTTGAGGCTTTAAATGCTCTACTACACTTATCGTATAAACAAAAAGATACTGCATCGAATAGTGATGATTTACCACTTGCGTTTGGTGCAAATAACCCAACTAACCCACCTAATTTAGTAAAATCAATTTTATTATTTTCACCGTATGAAAACATATTTGAAAATGTAAATTTTATAGGTTTCCAATTGATGTTACGATATACATCATCATTTACAATTCTACTATTAACTTCTCTATTGATTATTTCTAAACCATCTAAATCACTTTGTGAAATAAAGGGCATCATTCTTTGAAGATACTCATTAATAAGTGAGTTTTGATAATTTATATCCGATGCATCTTCAAAATCTAATTTATTTAATCTATTTCCAGTTTTTAATTTAGAAAGAGAATCAGTTCTAATTATTGTAAAATCATCTACATTATAAGTTTGTTTTATTTCAGTAATTACTTTTTTAGTATCAGCAGTATCGGTGTTTGCCAATCTAACTCGTAATCTTGGATATTTTGGCATATTCGTAACTATCGGTACGTTTCCATTATCAATATCCATAGTATAATATCCATAATCATTTTGAATATCAACTTCATCATACTTAAATGTATCCAAATCCCAAACTAAAAACCCATGCTTCTCTAACGATTCTCCGAAGTTCTGCTGAACTAATGATCCTGCATAGACTATCTTACATCCGGTTGGAGATGTTAGTTCCTGGCGTTTGTGAATATCTCCTAACAGTGCTAAATCGTACCCATCAAATATATCAGTTGTGAAATGCCTACTACTTACGGTATATCCAATATCCGTTGTTGAATTATCAATCGGGCCGTGAAATAATGCAATCTTTTTGTTTCCAAACAGAGTATCCGCTTTCGGCCAGTTTTCTTTTTTATCAAGAATACTAAATACTCCAAAATCAACTCCACCAATTGAATATACCTGTGTATCTCTTAAATATGTAAAGTTTGGTAGATTTAGAGCATCTACAATTGGAGTAAGAACATCCAATCTATCAGAGTTATTCATATTACAATCGTGATTACCCGTAATAAGGATAGTTTCACAATGCTTAGAACATTCAGTAAATAACCAACTAATCTCTCTAACTAATTCAGGAGATAATTCTAATTTAGCGTGTGCAATATCACCTGCTAAATAGATAAGTGAATCATCCGTTCCTCTTTTACGGATTTCTTCAAACATTTTTTCAAATACAATTCGGTATTCCGTATGCCTTTTTACATTTCTAATGTGAATATCGGCAATATGAAATATCTTTTTTAATTTATTCATAAATTATTTATTTTATTTAATAGCAACTCATCCGAAGTAAATTGAGTTGATTTATTTAATTCTTCATAAAATTTAGTATATCCAATTTCAGATGCATCTTTATCTTTTAATTGCATAAGTTTAACATTTATTCCTTGCTTTCTAAAATATTCAGAAGCCCGCAATGCCTCATTCATCGCATCACTATCCAATGATATTACAATATTTTTAACTCCATTCATAAATATTTTCTCAACCAACTGTTTAGATGGAAATTTACCTAATAACGGTACAGCATTTCTTTTAATTGCAATTGCGTCAAATATACCTTCGCATAATATTAATTCTTCATCCCAATTTATTTGAGATTCTAAACATATTATATTTTTAGATATTGGTGGATTTTTATATTTCATTTTCTCTTCCGGATAATATGAACGAGATATGAAATAATTTAACTGATTAGCTATATCATAAGACGGAATTATTATTCTTTTACTGTATAACCCTTCTTTACAATATCCTATATTATATTTAATAATCTCTTTATGGGTAATTCCCCGTTGAGTTAGATAATGAATGGCGTGTTTATATTCAGGATTAAATCCTTTAGATTCTGCATTAAGTGATATAAATTCTTTTGGTAAAGAAATAAATACTTTGGTATCACTGGCTTCCTGTTGTGGGGTATAGTTTGTATCACCGTATATATCTCTAATAATAGAAATCGTTTTACGATCTACATCTAACTTTTTTAATAATGAGGTTAGTTTTTTACCGCCGGAATTGCAGTTCCAACAATGCCACTTTTGGCTTTCTGTATTGACTTGTAGTTTTTGTTTATGATGATTGCAAAATGGACAGTAAAATGCTAACTCATTACCTCTTAAAATAGAATAACTACCTAATGTATTTGATAACGTTACTACTACTCGATTTCTGTCATTTGTACTTATCACGTATCAAATATACACATAATATTTCACATTTCCAAATAATGTATTATTCAAACCAACTATCCGGTATAAACTTATCAGAATAGTTGTAGTTGTGTTTAATACACCAATCGGCATATGATGTTTTTGAAGTTTTAGTGATTTTATTTTTAGAATTACTGAATACAAATCGTATATCTAATTCAGGATGTTGTTCTTTAATTAGTAAATGCTTCTTTCTATCCGCTGCAACAAACCTTCCTTTGGTTTCTATTATAATACCGTTTGGTAATCTAAAATCCGGAGTGTAAGTGTGATTGGATGCTGGTATTACGTATCCTATTTTTTCTGATTCGTATTTTACTGTAACCCCTTTACTTTCAATTTGAGTTGATATATTTTCTTCAAGTCCAGACTTAAACCCATATTTTCTCGCAACCCATTTAGAGTTGTTTAATTTTATAACCCGCTTAGCCATTACTTAACGTTTTATAGTATCGGAATATTTTACATTACTTAATTCACCGCCTCTGCCAGTTTTGAATTTGGTAGCAGTTAATATCTGCTCATCTACTTTTTTTAAATCATTAGTAGTGTATGGTGTTTTTAATGCATCGGATGCATCTTTACTGATTTTATCAGTTCCCAATTCTTTTTGAGATGATTTGTATAAATCTAATATTTTTGACATAATTATTATTGTTTAGTATAAATATAAGTTATGTATCAAAACGTACAATAAAGTTTATAGGAAAATCTTGTTGTGTTTTAATAGGTTGTGGTAATTTTGCTACTGCAACTAAATCGCAATTATCATCGTATAATCCTATGGTGGTAATAAATGGTGATAAGAATGAACCGGTTGTATCAATTGAACCACTAACATCAATGTGTTCAAACCCAGCGTATAGATTAGATTGTACCGATGATGTATATCTATAATCAATAATACTTCCATTTTCTAATATTGATTGTTTTCTAATATATTTTACACCAGGATTTGTA